AGACGCATTCATGAACGCAGCGATGCAGTGGGGCACGGACCAGGAACCGTTCGCAAGGGCCGCATACGAGGCCAGAAACGGGGTTCTGGTCGATGAAACCGGCCTGGTTGACCATCCGGTCATCCCCAACAGTGGCGCGTCTCCTGACGGGCTTGTGGAGGCTGACGGGTTGGTGGAGATTAAATGCCCAAACAGCGCAACCCACATGGAAACTTTGCTGACCAGAACACCAGACAACGAGTACATCGGCCAGATGCAGTGGCAAATGGCTTGCACAAACAGGAAATGGTGCGACTTTGTGAGCTTTGACCCACGGATGCCCGAGAATCTACAGCTTTGCATCATCAGGGTTAATCGGGACGATAAAAATATTGCTGAAATAGAAAAGGAAGTAATAAAATTCTTGGCTGAAGTAGACGAAAAGATTGCTAAATTGAAAGAGATTATATGAGCAAGACTATTTACGAGGTCACCGTTAAAACCGGAACGTATAAAAACCAAGCCGGTGAAGATAAAAACCGCTACCAACGGATCGGGTCGGTCATTGAGACCAAAAACGGTCCCATGCTCAAGCTGGACAGCATCCCGTTCGCAGACGGTGGCTGGACAGGCTGGGCGTACCTGAATACCCCAAAACCGAAAGAAGGTTACCCGGAGGACGAGGAATTCTAAATGGGGCCACGCGAATGGATATTATTTTTCATTTGCATGGCTATCTGGATTATTGTCATTGCCGCAGGAATATCAGTCATTAACCGAATTAAGAGGCGACTATGTTTGAACCAAAAGCGAGAAACACCGACCCTATAACCAGCCACATGGCCGCGGAAAGCGCCAAAGAGCTAGCCAGGCAGCACCACGCCCGCATCCTGCAAGTGCTAGGAACTTACGGACCGTGTGGTGTTAGCCAGATCGCCGAGCAAGCCGAGCTGCAGCCCCATCAGGTCGGAAAGAGGATGAAGGAACTTGAAAAGGAAGGGCTAATCGCTCTGACCGGCAAGCTGGTCCGCAACCGGACAGGCCGAGCAGAAAGAGAATGGATGTTGTCGATACCATATTGACAACCCCGTCTGTTGGGGCACAATAAAACCTCCACTAACCTTGCAAGGATGGAAAAATGGGAAAAATGGACAGCATGAAAGGCGTGCCAAGCATGACCGGCGCAACCCCACCCAAGGGCGCAACGTCTAGCGACATGTCTGGCGAAAAACGCGAAAAAATGGTCGGCGGTGTGGCCATGGGCAAAAAAGACGGTACTGGTAAGGACGGTCAGTTCAATACTGGACGTACTGAAGGCGTCTGCTACACGCACACCCGCGACGCATACAAGTAAAAGGCGAACCCGCAAGCCTGGGAGACAAGCAGGCTGCGGGTTCTAACCATTCCTGAAGGGCAAGAATGGCTACCAATCATTGTAGTGACTGCAAATTCTTTGTCGACCACATCCAGCTAGGTCAGTGTCGACGTTTCCCTGTCTACCAGGCCCGCCACAGAAACGAATGGTGCGGGGAATACTGGCCGGTAGAGACAGAAACCACCTTCCAGCCAACGGAAGTGCTGGTCGAGAGCAAGCGCAAACCAGGGAGGCCTAAGAAAAATGTTTAAGCCCCTGCGCGACAGAATCGTGGTCAGGCCCAAGACCCGCCAGATCAGCGACATTATCTACGTTGCCAACAAGGAACCCTTCAACGAGGGAACCATCGTGGCCACCGGCCCAGACGTTGACCAGGTGCAGGTCGGCGACTTCATTAAGTATGGCAACGGGGACTATCTCAATTGGCCTGTCCACACCGTAGACGGACAGGATTACCAGATCATTCAAGAAGCGGACGTCTGCGCCGTGGTGGAGAACTGAAATGGCAAAACCAGGGCTTTACACGAATATTCACCTTAAACAGGAACGCATCAAACGTGAGAAGGCCGAGGGTAAACCCGTAGAGAAGATGCGGAAGCCTGGATCAAAGGGCGCACCCACTGCTGAAGCATTCAGAGAGTCCGCTAAAACGGCCAAGAAGAAATGAAAAAGCACGACAAACCCATCCCGCACAAGACCACGGGCAAGGACAAGACCTACAACCCTACCGAAAAGGGTGCAGGAATGACCGCCAAGGGCAGGGCTGAGTACAACGCAAAAAACAACAGCAACCTGAAGCCGCCAGTCCCAAACCCCAAGACCAAGAAAGACGAAGGACGTAAGGCCAGCTTCTGCGCCAGAATGGAAGGGGTAGTAAAGCACTCCAAAGGCCCTGCAGAACGGGCTAAGGCATCATTGAAGAACTGGAACTGCTAATGACCAAAGAACAACTGGAAGCCGAGTTAAAGCATCTGGAGACCCAATTCCAGCAGGCCAACATGCAAGCCGCCACAGTAAACGGGGCCATCATGTTCTGCAAACACCTAATGTCCCAACTGGAGAAAAAAGATGCCCCTGAAACACAGCAAGACCAAGGAAGCGTTTAAAGAAAATATCAAAACCGAGATAAAAGCCGGTAAACCACCCAAGCAGGCGGTGGCTATTGCTTACGCTACAAAACGGGAAGCTGAAAAGAAACCGGCCAAAAAGAAGTGAAAATCACCGTCAAAAAGGTTTCAGAGCTAATACCTTACGCTAATAACAGCCGCACCCACAGCGACGAACAGATCGCCCAAATCGCGGCAAGCATCAAGGAATTTGGCTGGACCAACCCAATCCTGGTAGATGGATCAAACGGCATCATTGCAGGGCATGGCAGGCTAGCAGCAGCAAGAAAGCTAGGGCACACAGAAGTCCCCACGATTGAGCTGAAAGACCTGACAGAAGCCCAGCGCAAGGCCTACATTATCGCGGACAACAAGCTGGCCCTGAATGCAGGCTGGGACAACGACCTGTTGGCCATAGAGTTCGCGCAGCTCGAGGAAATGGGCTTTGACACAGAGCTGACCGGCTTCACCCTAGACGAAATCGCCGCCCTGCAGCCCATAGAGGTGACAGAAGGGCTAACGGACGAGGATGCCACCCCACCCATTCCTGAAGAACCCAAGACCCGACCAGGCGACATTTACCAGCTTGGCAAGCACCGCCTGATGTGTGGGGACAGCACCAGTATTGAAGCACTGGAGACATTGACGGACGGACAACTGGTGGACATGTGGTTGACCGATCCACCATACAACGTGGCCTATGAAGGCAAAACAAAAGACGCCCTTACCATAAAAAATGACAGCATGGACGACGATCAATTTCGTCAATTCTTGCGAGATTCTTACACTGCGGCAGATGCGGTTATGAAACCAGGTGCTGTGTTTTATATCTGGCACGCCGATTCAGAGGGATATAACTTTAGAGGTGCGGCACAAGACGCTGGGTGGAAAGTGCGGCAGTGTTTAATCTGGAAAAAATCATCTATGGTGATGGGCAGGCAAGATTATCACTGGAGGCATGAACCCTGCTTGTACGGATGGAAAGAAGGCGCTGGGCATTTGTGGGCCAGCGACCGCAAGCAAACCACAATTCTAGAATTTGACCGGCCTAGTCGTAATGGCGAACACCCAACCATGAAACCAGTGGCGCTTTTTGAATATCAGTTACTAAATAATACAAAAGGCGGCGATATTGTTTTGGATAGTTTTGGCGGCAGTGGAACAACATTAATTGCCGCGGAAAAGAATGGACGCCGCGCCTGCCTAATGGAACTAGACCCAAAATACTGTGACGTCATCGTAAAAAGGTGGGAAGATTTCACCGGCAAGAAAGCCGTACTCTTGACAGACACGCAAACAAATGTAACCATTTCCCCGTAAGAAAATGGTACTGCACGAACCAACCCCTGAAACGCGCAAGCTAGTGGAAAGCACAAGCGGGCTTGGGCTGCCGCATGAGCAGATTGCCATGCTTGTGGGGATAGACGATAAGACGCTCAGAAAGCATTACCGCACTGAGCTTGATCTGGGCAAGGCCAAAGCCAACGGTCAGATCGCCAAGACCTTGTTCAACAAAGCACTGGCTGGCGATACGGCAAGCCTGATCTGGTGGACAAAGGCTCAGATGCGCTGGTCTGAGACCGTGAAGCAGGAACTGACCGGGGCAGATGGAGAGCCTCTGCAAGGCATCCAGGTATCCTTTGTAAAGCCAAATGAATAACGTTGCCAAGGCCGAGTTCCCGGTCAAGCTGCAATGTCTATTCAAGCCCGCCCGCTATAAAGTCCTGTACGGAGGGCGAGGCGGTGCTAAGTCTTGGGGAGTAGCCAGGGCTTTACTAATCCTGGGGGCACAGAAACCCCTACGAGTACTGTGCGCTCGAGAGTTCCAGACCAGCATCAAGGATTCCGTCCACAAGCTGCTGTGCGACCAGATCCAAGCACTAGGCCTGGACACCTTCTACGAGATCACCCAAGCCCAGATCCGCGGTGCTAACGGTAGCGAGTTCAACTTCGTCGGCCTAAAGAACAACGTGGCCAACGTAAAGTCCTACGAGGGCGTGGACGTCTGTTGGGTAGAGGAAGCACAAACCGTCAGCCGGCTGAGTTGGAACACCCTAATCCCTACTATCCGCAAGGACGGAAGCGAAATCTGGATTACCTTTAACCCCGAGCTGGAGACCGACGAGACCTACCAGCGCTTTGTTGCCAAACCTCCAGAGGGCGCGGTAATCCAGAAGATCAACTGGTCTGACAACCCATGGTTCCCAGACACCCTGAGAGCCGAGAAGGATGCCCTAAAGTACCGCGACCCAGAGGCCTACAGGACCGTCTGGGAAGGAATGTGCCGCCAGACAGTAGACGGTGCTATCTTTGCCCGAGAAATGCAGATGGCCGAGTTTGAGGGCCGCATCACCCGAGTGCCCTACGATCCTGCCAAACCCGTTCATGCGGTATTTGACCTGGGCTGGAGTGACGCCACCGCCATCTGGTTCCTGCAGTTCATTGGCATGGAAACCAGGCTGATCCGGTATCTTGAGGGCACTCAAAAGACCATCAGCGAGTACCTGGCAAGCATGCAGACCTTTGGGTATATATATGACACCCTATGGTTACCCCATGACGCAGAGAACAAAACCCTTGCCGCCAACGGCAGAAGCATTGAGGAAATCGTCCGAGCCGCAGGCTACAAGACAAGAATTATCCCTAGAACGCCAGTGGCCGACAGCATCAACGCAGCCAGGACGTTATTCCGTTCGTGCTATTTTGACCGGGAAAACACCCATGAAGGCCTGGAAGCACTAAGACATTATCGGTACGAGGTAGACCCCGACACAGGACAATTTAGCCGCCAACCCTTGCATGACCACTATTCACACGGGGCTGACGCATTTAGAATGATTGGACTGATGGTGAACGAGCCTAGAAAGGTTCGCGCTAAACCCAACGTCCAGCTCTATGCTGGGCAACACTCTTGGATGGGCTAATCATGGATGAAAGTCTCAGCGACTACGACCCGCGGATCGACAAGGCCAAGCAATTCCTGAAGATGGCCAACGACGCCGACACCATGAACCGGCAAGAGGCGTTGGAGGATCTGAAGTTCGTCAACGGCGACCAATGGCCGGTGGAACTGCAGAACAGCCGCAACCTGGAATCCCGCCCTGTCTTGACCATCAATAAGCTGGACGGATACTGCCGCCAGGTGGTCAACCAGATGCGCCAGCAGCGACCTCGAGTCAAGGTCCACGGCGTCAACAGCGAGGCAGATGCCAAGGTAGCCCAGATCATCCAAGGCATCATTCGGCACATCGAGGTCAACAGCAACGCCGATAACGCCTACGACACCGCCGCGGACTATGCGGTGCGGTCTGGATGGGGGTTTATAAGGGTACGCACGGACTACATCAGCGAGGATTCGTTTGAGCAGGAAATCTTCATTGATGCTGTGGATAACCCGTTCACCGTCTATTACGACATAAACAGCACCGCACCAGACGGGTCAGACGCCGAGGAGTGTCTGATTACCATGATGATGCCCAAAAAGGTGTTCCGAGACCTGTATCCAGGTGCAGAGGTCGACAGCTTCACCCAAAGGGGTACGGGCGACAGCCAATCTGAATGGATCACCAAGGAGGATATTCGGGTTGCCGAATATTTTTACACCGAACGCCGCAAGACCGAACTGGTCATGCTCAGTGACGGAACCACGGTGTTTCAGGAAGATCTGCCCAGCCAAGACAGCATGGATTCCGCGGGCATCTACGAGATCGACCGACGGGACACCTATCGTAAATACATCAAGTATTGCAAGCTGACCGCCATTGAAATCCTAGAAGAAAAGGAATGGCCGGGCAAATACATCCCCATCGTCCCGGTCTACGGACGCCAAGTGGTTATTGGGGACAAGCGCAAGAAGTTCGGCATGGTGCGCCACGGCAAAGACGTCCAGCGCATGTATAACTTCTGGCAAACCAGCCTGACCGAGAGCGTAGCACTGGCTCCCAAGGCCAAATGGCTGTTGGCTGAAGGCCAGGACGAGGGCCACGAGAGCGATTGGGCGCAGGCCAACGTCAAGTCTCTCCCTGTTTTGAAATACAAACAGACCGACATTGAAGGACGTCCCGCCCCTACACCTTCAAGACTGCAGCCAGAACCGCCACCCGCGGGCATCCTGGCCGCTGCAGCCACGATTGATGATGATATTAAGACCCTCATGGGTATCTTTGACCCTGCCCAGCTCGGGCAAGGCAATATCTCAGGCAAGGCACTGAACGGCCAGATTCAGCAGATGGATCTGACCAACTTCGATTTTTACGACAACCTGACCAAAACCATCGCCCATGTGGGCAAGATCTGCCTGGATCTGATCCCCAAGATTTACGACACCCACCGCGTCATGAGGATCATTGGTGACGATGGAAAGCCAGAAATGGTCAGCATCAACCAGCGCAAACAGGACGAAATGGGCGTCTTTAAGGTGCTGAACGACGTCACCGTGGGTAAATATGACGTTGTGATGGAGACAGGACCAGGCTACAACTCCAAGCGGGAAGCCGCGGTGGACGCCATGATGCCGCTGGTTGGCAGCAACGAGAAGCTATTTGAGGTGGCTGGCGACTTGGTGTTCAGGAATATGGACTTCCCCGGTGCTGACACCATCGCCGACCGCCTGGCCGCGATCAACCCGCTGGCCCAAATCGACGAGAAGTCAGACGTCCCGCCCCAAGTGCAGATGCAGCTCATGCAGAACAAGCAGCAGATGCAACAAATGGCCCAGCAGATGCAGCAGATGCAAATGGTCATCAAGCAGCGCCAGGACATTGAACAAGTCAAGCAGGACAACGAGACCAAGCGGGAGCTGCTGCGCCAGACCGCCAAGGCCCATAACACTGAGACCATGGCCGAGGTCCGAGTCAACGACCAAAACACCCGGTCCATCACTAGCCAGAACAAGGTGGAAATCGAGGCAATCCTGCAGCTTTTGTTGCACCACATGGACACCACCCGACTGAACGCCGAAATAGACCGCAGAAACGCAGAACAGGCCGCGTACACCCAATTTGCAGCCGCCGACATTGCTGGTGGCGCAAATCCATTGACTCGGCAATAATCGGGCGATATATTTACCTTACCTGTGAGGTACACAGGGTAAATTCTTAGGGAAACCTATGTCAGACAAACAAGCATCATCCGTATTAACGGGCGAAAATGCAGCGGAGTTTTATGCAGAAAGGTTAGGTTTAGCTGAACCTGAGCCGCAAACTGAGGCGGTGGTGGAAGAATCCGCACCCGAGCCAGACGCGCCAGAACAGAGTGAACCAACGGAAGCTGAAGCCGCAAAACCGCAGGAGGAACGCAAACAGAATCCTAAACTTGAGAAACGGTTTTCCGAGATTACCAAGCAGCGTGAAGAAGCTAGGGCCGAGGCCCAGCGGGAGCGCGAGGCAAGGGAGCAACTGGAAAAGCGTCTACAGGATCTTGAGCGCAAGGCGCAACCCATCCCGGCGTTGCCCACTGTCGAACAAGAACCCCAGCCGCAACAGTTCCAGGATGCGTTTGAGTATGCGAAAGCACTCACCGATTACCGTGTCGAGCAGCGTCTAGCCCAAGAAAAGGCAGCAGAAGCACAAGCAAGAGCACAAGCGGAGCAGCAGAAGGTCATCAATTCCTGGCTGCAACGAGTTGAAGCGGCAAAAGCAGAGCTACCCGATTTTGATGCGATGCTGGCAAGCGCAAGTAATGTCCCTGTCCCTGACCACATCAGGGATGCGATGCTCACCAGCGAGGTCGGCCCTAAACTGCTGTACCACTTTGCTGAGAATCCAGAGGTCATTAACCGTTTGTCAGGCATGAACCCCGTGCGGGCGTTGGCAGAGTTAGGGAAACTGGAAGCGAAATTCGAGGCTAAACCCGAGAAAGCTCCTGTGGCTAAAAGTAAAGCACCTGAACCAATCCAACCGATCCGAGCTAATGGAAAGGCTGATGTACCAATAACCTCCAACGGAGAGTTCCACGGCACATACCAAGCATGGAAAGAAGCACGGAAAGCTGGAAAGATCAGATAAACCTAATCTTTTTGGAGTGACCAAATGGCAAACCAATTGCTAACTATCTCCAAGATCACCAACGAGGCGTTGATGGTCTTGGAAAACGAACTGACCTTCACCTCGGAGGTTGACCGCAACTATGATGACCAGTTCGCTGTCGTGGGCGCAAAGATCGGTAACACGGTCAACGTCCGCAGGCCTGGCCGTTTCATCGGTACTACCGGCCCAGCGCTGAACGTTGAAGATTTCAACGAAACCAGCGTGCCTGTGACCCTTTCGACGCAGTTCCACGTTGACACCCAGTTCACCACCCAAGATCTGGCGCTGTCTCTGGATATGTTCTCGGATCGCGTCCTGAAGCCGGCTGTTGCCGCTATTGCCAACAAGATTGACCGCGATGGTCTGTCCATGGCAACGCTGCAAACCGCCAACATCGTTGGCACTGCAGGAACCCCGCCCACTGGTCTGATTACCTATCTGACCGCAGGCGCATACCTGGACGCTGAAGGCGCACCGCGTGACGGTCGCCGTTCGTGCATTGTTGAGCCGTTCACCTCGGCCACCATTGTCGACAGCCTGAAGGGTCTGTTTGTTCCGCAGGAAGCCATTGGTGAGCAGTACCGCAAGGGACTGATGGGCCGTGACTCCGCAGGCATGAACTGGAAGATGGATCAGAACGTTGTGTCGCAGACCTTCGGTTCTAACTCCACCACCACCGTGACTGCATCGGTCAACACCACGACCGCTACGGGCTTCCTGACCTCGGGCTGGGCATCTTCGTCCACGATCAGCATCACCGCTGCCAACACTGGCACGCTGAACCTGAACGCAGGCGACGTCATCACCATCGCTGGTGTGTACGCTGTCAACCCGCAGAACCGCCAGGCTTACGGCTCCAACAAGCTCCGCAACTTCGTTGTGAAGTCTGCTGCTGCTGTGGCGTCCGGTTCTACCGTGTCCGTGACGGTTTCCCCGGCTGTTATCACCGCTGGCCAGTTCCAGAATGTGTCGATCCCGACCACTTCTAGCACTGCCGCTGTGACGCAGTTCAACAGCACCGGCACTGTCTCGCCGCAGAACATCATCATGCACCGCAACGCGTTCACGCTTGCAGTGGCTGATCTTGAGCTGCCCGAGGGTGTGCATTTTGCAGGCCGCGCTTCCGACAAGGAAATCGGTCTGTCTATGCGTGTGGTTCGTCAATACACCATCAACAACGACTCGATCCCGACGCGTCTTGATGTGCTGTATGGCTGGGCGCCGCTGTATCCTGAACTCGCCTGCCGCGTGGCAGCTTAATTTGAGGAGTCACTAACATGGCAAATCCCGGACCAGCATCCACTACGACCCAAGAATCATTTGCGCCAATGACCAACGTGGTCAAGGGTGGCGTGTTTTCTCTGAGTCTTACTCCCTCATCCGTGGCGACCATCACCACCGCAGCACAAAACTTTGCCAACACTGGCATCGGTTTGGTTGTTGGTGATTACGTTTCCGTGGCTTTCAACGGCGCTCAGACTGCAGGCGTTGGCATCCTTGATGCTTACGTTTCTGCCGCTGACCAACTGACCATTCGGTTCGTAAACCCGACCGCTGGTAGTGTCACTCCTGCAGCCGGTACTTACCTGGTATCGGTGCAGCGTGTCAGCACTAGCACCAGCACGAACCCGACTTCACCATTGCTTTCTTGGTAATAGGGATGAAGCAGGAAAAAGCCACTCTCAAAAGGGGTGGCTTTTTCTCTTTGAACCGTTAAAATTCAACTGTCTTTTAGGAGCTAACAATGGCACTCCAGACCACCATCCTTCGGGGCAACGTCAGCAATTCATTCTTGCTGGGTGTCACGTTCACCGCTACCACCGTTGCCACTGCTGGCGCATCCAAGACTGTGACTGTTGCCGGTCTCAAGGTTGGCGATGCAGTCAGCGTGACCTTGCCGGCTGCACAAACCGCTGGCGTAAGCGTGGCAAATGCCTACGTTTCCGCGGCAGATACGTTGATTGTGCAGTTTGCCAACGCCACTGGCAGTTCGGCCAGCGCAGCCGCAGGAACGTATACCATCAAGGTTGATCGTCCTGAATATCTGCCCCTTGATGCAAATGCGGTGTAAACATGGCAGGCTCAACCGTACAACGCAACGCAGGCCCAACCGTAGCGTTGTCGGTCACGAACTCGGCTCACGCCGCGGTTCTGATCGATGACAACACGAACGATCAGGTCAATTTCACCTCATTCTTGAACACTGGCGCTGCGCCAATTGCCATCAAGATGGGGCCGACCGATCCTGGTGCGCCTGTATTTCCGACGGACGGAACCAACGGAAGTTTCGTATTGCCTGCGGCAATGACGTTTCCATTGATTCTGGCTTGCCCAACCACCCCGTATTACCTCACTGCGGTGTCTAATAGCGCAACGGCAGGCCTCCTGTACGTTACGCCGGCTGCAGATCAGTCTTGAGGAAGAAAAATGGCTAGCCCATCCAACGCCGCTACACAAAATCTGCTGCCTGTTCAGGCGTATTTCAACCTGGATGGCACTTTCAGCACGTTTATCGGCCAGGGCCAGCCATTTTTCGCAACCATCAACCCTGTTCAGTCAGGGCTGACCATCACAAACAGCACGATTGACAGCTCGCCAATCGGTGCAACAACCCCATCCACAGGGGCGTTTACCAGCGCAACCGTTGCTGCAACGCCCACCGGATCTACAGACGTCGCAAACAAGGCGTATGTGGACAACTATGTGGCAGGAATTTCGTGGAAACCGCCTGTTAACTATGGGACAACGGCCAACATCACGCTTTCTGGCCTTGGAACGCAGGCAGGAGGCGATTGGACGTCTAGTCTGACCGCGGGAATGCGGGTTTTGGTGAAAAACCAGACCGCAGCGGCTGAAAACGGCATTTATGTAGCCGCATCTAGTGGCTGGACGAGGGCAACCGATGCGAATGCTTGGGACGAGCTGGTGTCCGCGCTTGTGTTCGTGGAATCGGGTGCTACTTTGGCAGGGTCGGCATGGTACTGTTCCGCACAGCCTGGTGGGACGCTTGGTACAACTGCGGTCAACTGGTCCAATTTCTCGGTGGCCGCGACCTACACCGCGGGCACAGGACTGACGCTTGCGGGCTACCAGTTCAGCATCACCAATACCGGCGTCACGGCCAATAGCTATGGGTCATCCTCAAGCGTGGCGACCTTCACGGTCAACGCGCAGGGCCAGCTGACGCTTGCCGCCACCACTCCGATTGCCATTGCCAACACCCAAGTTTCGGGCCTTGGCACGATGTCTACCCAAAACGCCTCAAACGTGGCGATTACGGGTGGATCAATTGATGGCACGACGATTGGCGGCAGCACTGCGGCAGCGGTTACTGGCACGACCATTACCGCAAACACCCAATTTAGCGGCCCAGGAACGGGTTTAACGGGCACCGCAAGCGGGTTGTCCATCGGCGGCAATGCAGCCACAGCAACGACCGCGGGAAGCGCCACAACCGCCACAACAGCGACCAATCTGGCTGGTGGAACGGCTAACGCTCTGCCATATCAGACCGGCGCAGGCGCAACATCGTTCCTGAGCGCGTCTAACGGCGTGCTGCAGTCCAACAGCGGATTGGCGTGGACAACCACCCCGACGCTTACCGGCACCAATTTTTCGGGCATCCCACCGTCTGCGCTGACCACCTCGAGCTTCACGCTTGGGTCGACATCCATCAGCCTCGGCAGCACCACGACAACGGTGACCGCCCTGACATTGGCCAACCCCACCGTCAGCGATTATTTAAACTGGACTGCTGCGGCAGCGCCAACATATTCGTCGGGGCGCACATGGTATGACAGCAGCTTTTCTTGCCTGAGTTACTACAACGACACCACAAATAACGTGGTGCGGGTTGGGCAACAGCTGCAGCAACAGGTCAGGAACTCCACCGGATCAACAATTACCAAGGGTCAGGTGGTCTACATTTCTGGGGCGACCGGACAGATTGGCAACATTACGTTGGCGCAGGCAAATGCCTATGCTTCATCGCAAGTCATCGGTGTGGCCAATCAAAACATCGCCAATAACGCAAACGGTTATGTGGTCACCCAAGGTATTGTGGAAGATATCAATACCAACGGATTTACTGACGGATCGCCAATTTATCTGTCGGCGACAACCGCTGGAGCATTGACGCAAACAGAACCGACAACGCCGAATTACGCAGTCCACATGGGCGTATGCTTGTACGCCAACAACGTTCACGGCAAGCTGTGGATTAACCCAATCAATAGCTCAATTGATACTGGCTACATCATTGGCCAGGTGGCGATTGGACAAGGCGGCACAAACGGCACGGCCACCCCAACCGCGGGAGCTGTGGCATACGGAACCGGCACGGCATACGCTTTCACCAGCGCTGGAACGTCGGGCCAGGTGCTAACGTCCAACGGAGCAGGTGCCCCGACCTGGACAACGCCCACAGCCTATGCCACGGTGACGGATGACACCACGACGAACGCAACGCGATACATCCTGTTTGCCGCCACAACCACTGGCAACCTGACCACCGAATACGTCAGTTCGACCAAGCTGAAGTTCAACCCCAGCACAGGGGCACTGACCGCAAACCAACTCATCATTGCTCCGTAAGGAAACGACATGGGACAACTAGTATTTCAGGCTAACTTGGGCGGCGCAGTAAACCTGGCAGGCCCAAACACCGCATCTACCGTTACCTTCACCCTGCCGAGCGCTGATGGCACCAATGGCCAAGCACTGGTGACCAACGGATCTGGAACGCTGTCGTTTGCATCGGTAAGCAGCTCGCCTGGCGGGTCAAACACCCAGATTCAATACAACAACAGCGGCGCATTCGGTGGGGTATCGGCGCTCACATGGAACGGCACAACGCTTGCCATGACCAACCCCACGGTCACCAACTACACCGAAACCCTGTACACCGCAAACACCGGCACAGCAATTACGGTGTCTCTGGCTAACGGCACGGTTCAGCAACTGACCCTGACCGGCAACGCCACCATCACGATGCCTACTGCGGCAGCGGGTAAGTCTTTCGTCATCATGCTCAAACAAGACGGAACCGGCAGCAGAACGGTAACGTGGTCTACGGTGGTATGGCCCGGTGGTACAGCCCCGACCATCACCAGTACAGCCAGCAAGCAGGATATCTATTCGTTCTTCAGTGACGGAACGTCTTGGTATGGGGTCACTGTTGGACAAAACTATTGATATGGGAAAGTTCCGCGACCTCAGTGGCGAACGGTTTGGCAGATTGCTTGTCTTGCAACGAGATGGTTGCAACAAGCACGGTCAAATCAAATGGTATTGCGAGTGCGAATGTGGCACACGCATTCACGCACTTGGCTTTTGTCTGACTCGCGGAGATACCCAATCATGCGGGTGCTTACATCGAGAGAACACCGCCAAAATTAATCTACGGCACGGCATGACAAGAACGCCTATTTATGCAATTTGGCGCTCTATGATGGACAGATGTTATTTGCCAACAAGCCGCGCATACAACCGATATGGTGGCAGAGGCATTAATGTCTGTGAAGATTGGCAGACGTTTGAGGGATTTTACGCCGCTATGGGCAACAGACCCGAGGGCATGTCGTTAGAGCGCAAGGACGTTAACGGCGACTATAGCCCCGAAAATGTGGTGTGGGCCGATGCAAAAACGCAAGCCAACAACAAGCGAAACAACGTAGTCTTAGAACACAATGGCAAAAAGCAAACCATGCAGCAATGGTGTGATGAACTTGGTCTAAAGATTGGCACTGTATGGGCAAGACTAAATGTTTACGGTTACAGCGTGGAAAAAGCACTGACACCCGCATGGAGGGCGCGTAATGTTTGCAGCGTCTAAGACCAAACAAGTATCTTCTACGGCTGTGTTCGTAGAAGACGTGATGTCTACTTACCTCTACACCGGCAACGGCTCTACCCAGACAATCACCAACGGGATTGATCTGTCGGGTAAGGGTGGGTTGGTTTTCTTTAAAGACAGAACTAACGGCGGGACTGCGTGGTCATGGGTTGATACTGCGCGTGGCATTTATCAAACGCTTGAAAGCCAAAATACGGGCGCTCAAACAAGCAGAACCACCGGATTAACCGCGTTTAATACAACCGGATTTAACATCGGTTCATATTTCGATATGAACACATCGGCGGTTAACTACGCCTCATGGACATTCCGCAAGCAGCCGAAGTTCTTTGATGTGGTGACGTATACGGGGAATGGAGTAGCA